CTTGTCTTTTTCTGGAGTCCCGTTTCCTTTTGGGGTACTATATTTTTGCAGGATGGTTCCGACGATTCCTACCCTGTCGGCCCCCCGGCTCCGTGATGCCGGGCTCCTCTTTTGCCCCCTTTTGTATACAGGGGGTTTTTTTTGTGGTATAACCCGCGCATGTCTACATATATTCTTGATGTCGATAAAGATATCGCGTTACCAAAAGACGCGACTGAGGCAATGCCTCAGATGACGCAGCAAGAAGAGTTAGAGGTCTACGCAAGGACTATCAAACTCTTATCTGATCTGCAGGGCAAGCCTATTGAGCCTGACGAGAAAGATAAAGACACGGCAAGAGAACTTGCCAAAAAGATGTTGACAGACGGCGAAAAAGTAGATTTCGCTAATTATAGAAATGAAATACTGGCCTATTTGGCTGGAATGGTCGCCCAATATGACCAGATGGTAGTGCGAGATCTCGCAGACCTTAAACTCTACGTCGTAAACCGGTTGATAGAGAAGTCAACCGACTCAAATCCTAAATTTGCCATCCCCGCCTTGAAGGCGCTGGGAGAGATCGACGGTGTCGATGCGTTCAAAAAGCGCACAGAAGTCACTGTTGCTCACAAAACAAGCGAAGAAGTCGAGAAATCTATACTTGAGAAGCTAGAAAGACTCGAAAGATTGGCTGAAAACGGCAAAAAACGGGATGTGATTGACGTAGAGGTAATAGATGCTGACTCCCGAGCGGCTTAAGTTCTTAAAAACCCATATTAGTCTGCTTAGCCACAACGAAAAGTTGGAGGCTCTAGACGAAATTAGCCGTTATGAGGCAGAACAAGTCAAGAAAATAGGTCAAACGGACCTTTTATCCTTCGCAGATCACGTATATCCGGGCTATAAAGTAGGCCCGCACCACCGTAGACTGGCTAATATCTTTGAAGAAATAGCCGCAGGCAAGAAAAAGCGGGTTATTGTCAATATTGCCCCCCGTCATGGTAAATCTGAACTAATTTCCTACCTCGCACCCGCGTGGTTTCTAGGTAAATACCCTCATAAGAAGGTCATTATGGCCTCCCATACGGCAGATCTGGCGGTTGACTTTGGTCGTAGGGTGCGTAACTTGGTGGCAGATGAAAAATATAAAGACATCTTTCCTCAGATTGAGCTCCAGCAAGACTCTAAGTCGGCGTCACGTTGGGGAACAAATTTTAAAGGCGAGTATTTTGCTATTGGTGTCGGTGGCGCTCTGGCTGGTCGTGGTGCCGATCTGTTTATTATCGATGATCCACACTCAGAGCAGGAAGCTAAGCAGATGCGACCCGAGGTGTTCTTACCAGCATGGGAGTGGTTCCAGTCAGGACCGATCCAGCGTCTAATGCCGGGTGGCGCCATAATTGTGGTGATGACACGGTGGTCAAAGCTTGACTTGACCGCACAGATTGTGAACCACATGATCAAAAACGAGGACGCAGACCAATGGGAGGTGGTGGAGTTTCCAGCCATCCTACCTAGTGGGAAGGCACTTTGGCCTGAGTTCTGGCCTGTAGAGGAGTTGGAGGCCAAAAAGGTTGGAATGGACCCCCGGTACTGGCAGGCTCAGTATATGCAGGACCCGACGGCTGAAGAAGGAGCACTAATTAAGAGGGAGTGGTGGCAGATCTGGGATAAAGAGAGCCCACCAGAGTGCGAGTTCGTGATTATGAGCCTTGACGCGGCCCAAGAAGCCAACAACCGGGCGGACTACAACGCCTTGACTACGTGGGGTGTCTTCCAGAACGAAGAAACAAGCGTCTATAACATCATATTGCTCAATTCTGTAAAAAAGCGCATGGAGTTCCCTGAACTAAAGGCCATGGTGCTTGAGGAGTACAAAGAGTGGGAGCCAGATGCGTTTATAGTGGAGAAGAAGTCCAACGGGTCAGCGCTTTATCAGGAGTTGCGGCGCATGGGCGTGCCGGTTTCAGAATTTACGCCGGGCAAGGGGCAGGATAAGATTGCAAGGGTCAACGCTGTGTCCGATTTGTTTTCGTCTGGGATAGTCTGGGCACCTGACAGGCGGTGGGCAAAAGATGTTATTGAGGAGTGCAACGACTTTCCATCGGGGGCAAACGATGACTTGGTGGACTCAACAACTCAGGCCCTTTTGAGATTTAGAAATGGTGGGTTCCTGCGTCTACCGACGGACGAGCCTGATGACGAAATATATTATAGACGTAAGCAGAACGTCTACTACTAAGGATAGAACATGGCTATTGATAAAGCACTTAACCAAGCTCCTATGGGACTGGACGAAGGGATGATGGTTCAGGAAGGTCCTGAAATAGAAATTGAGATTGAAGATCCAGAGGCTGTCCGCATCGGTGTCGATGGCATGCCGTTAGTGGAGTTTGAGAAAGGTGAGGACGCAGATGATTTTAATGAGAACCTTGCCGAAAAGATGGATGAAGGCGCATTAACTGAACTAGCAGGAGATCTATTAGGTGATGTTCAGTCTGATATTGACTCTCGTAAAGATTGGATGCAGACATACGTAGATGGCTTAGAGCTTCTAGGTATGAAGATTGAAGATAGGACAGAGCCGTGGCCCGGGGCATGTGGGATTGTTCACCCACTACTATCTGAGGCGCTGGTGAAGTTTCAGTCCGAAACAATTATGGAGACATTCCCTGCAATGGGACCGGTGAAAACTCAGATCATCGGTAAAGAGACTCCAGAGAAAAAAGAAGCGTCCGTTCGCGTGCGCGATGATATGAACTATCAACTAACTGAGCGTATGGTTGAGTATCGCCCAGAGCACGAGAGAATGTTGTGGGGTTTGGGCTTAGCAGGTAATGCGTTTAAGAAAGTCTACTATGACCCATCGCTAGAGCGGCAGGTATCTATATTTGTCCCCGCCGAAGATATTATTGTGCCCTACGGCGCCTCTAGTTTAGAGACAGCAGAACGTGTAACACACGTAATGCGTAAAACTAAAAATGAGCTGAAGAAGCTCATGGTTGCTGGGTTTTACAAAGATATTGAGTTACCAGAACCACAGAGTTCACTAGATGAAGTAGAAAAGAAAATTGCTGAAAAAATGGGCTTTCAAGCCACCAGCGATGATAGATACAAGATCCTTGAGATACACGCAGATTTAGTAATTGAAGATGATAAGTATGCAGACGTAGATGAAGATGGAGAACCTACTGAGATAGCTCTACCGTATGTGATAACGATTGATAAAGATACGCAAGAGATTCTAGCAATCCGTCGCAATTGGAACCCCGATGATGATCTAAGGACTAAACGCCAGCACTTCGTACACTATGGATACATACCAGCATTTGGGTTTTATCATTTTGGTCTTATTCACCTCATTGGTTCTTTTGCTAAGTCTGGTACTTCGATTCTTCGACAACTTGTTGATGCTGGTACTTTGTCTAACCTACCGGGAGGTTTTAAAACCCGAGGACTCCGAGTCAAAGGTGATGACACGCCAATCTCTCCAGCAGAGTTTAGAGACGTAGACGTACCGAGCGGTACTATTAAAGACAACATCATGACGCTCCCATATAAGGAGCCAAGCCAAGTTTTATCTGGGCTGTTAAATCAGATCATTGATGATGGTCGCCGGTTTGCAGCGATTGCTGACCTTAAGGTTAGTGATATGTCGTCTCAGTCACCGGTAGGTACAACGCTGGCTATATTAGAGCGAATGCTCAAAGTGATGTCGGCAGTGCAAGCACGGATTCACTACAGCATGAAGCAGGAGTTCAGGCTCCTCAAAATTATTATTCGTGACTATACCCCCGAGGACTACTCATATGAGCCGGTAGAGGGCACCAGAAGCGTAAAGCAGTCGGACTATGACCAAGTGGATGTGATTCCCGTGTCAGACCCCAACGCTGCCACGATGTCGCAAAAGGTGGTTCAGTATCAAGCCGTTATGCAGTTGGCTCAGCAGTCTCCCCAGATCTATGATCTCCCGATGCTCCACAGGCAGATGCTAGAGGTGCTGGGTATTAAGAACGCCGAGAAACTAATCCCGATGCCGGAAGACCAGAAACCGCGTGATCCGATATCCGAGAACATGGCTGTCCTCAATGGCAAGCCGGTCAAGGCGTTTATCTATCAAGACCACGAGGCACATATCGCTGTCCATATGATGGCTATGCAGGACCCGAAGATGGCACAGTTGATTGGTCAGAACCCGATGGCTGCTCAGATTCAGGCAGCGGCAATGGCTCACATACAAGAGCATGTGGCGTTCCAGTACCGCAAGGAGATGGAGGAGCAAATAGGTACAGAACTACCCCCACCAAACCAAGATTTGCCGGAAGAGTACGAGTTGGCTATCTCTCGCTTGGCAGCTAGGGGCGCAGCCAAACTCCTACAGAAGGATCAGGCAGAAATGGCTCAACAGCAGGCCCAAGCCGAGGCAGAGAATCCGCTTACCCAGATTCAGATGCGCGAGTTGGCTGTCAAAGAAGGCGAACTGCAGCGCAAGATGAGAAAAGACCTCTTAGACGCCACCGCAAAGGCGGATCAGTTGGAGTTGGAGGAGAAACGCATTGAGGTGCAGGCTGAAATAGAAGGCACAAAACTTGGCTTAAAAGCTGGTCAGGACAGAACTGACCGGGAAGCCAACATGGAGTTAGAAGGCGTAAGACTTGGCCTACAAGTTGCCCAAGCCTCAAAAGGATCCCAACAACCTAAAAAGGAGAGTAAATGAGTAATGACATTCTCAAGTATCTTTCAGACAAGATACGAGAGGAAATGAAGGTAATAGAGCAGGACACCGTCCTAGGTAACGCTAAGGATTTCGGGGCCTACCAATATGGCTGCGGAATCTATCGCGGATTACTAATCGCAAATAATATTCTTATAGAAACAGCAGAAAGGATGGAACAAAACGATGACTGATCTTGCCATCGCAACGGAAGACGGTGAAGTAAGTACTCTGCCAGATACAGACGAACGCAAAGCCAAGCAGTTACCGGACCCCTCTGGATACCGCATTTTGTGTGGGATTCCTAATATAGAGGAGCAGTACGAAAGCGGAATTATTAAATCTGACATGACCCTTCAACACGAAGAGCTCCTCACAACGGTGCTTTTTGTCGTAAAGATGGGGCCGGATTGCTATAAGGACGCTGCAAGGTTCCCATCAGGACCTTGGTGTAAGGAAGGGGATTTTATTCTTGTGCGCCCTCACGCAGGCACACGGTTAAAGATCCATGGTCGAGAGTTCAGGATCATCAACGATGACTCCGTTGAGGGAGTAGTCGAGGATCCACGCGGTATTTCACGTAAATAAGGAGCCCCCAAAATGGCTGAAATGGAAAAGAAGGACGATTTTGAAGTTGAAATGGAAGGGGAAGATCAGGGTAAACCCTTACAAATTGACGTTGAGGACGACACCCCAGAGGAAGATCGTGATCGCAACCCTCTACCGAAAGAAATGGTTGAAAAGCTTGAGCAGGAAGATGAACTTGATAAATACGACGATGAAGTCAAGTCCAAGATTAGGCAAGCTAAGAAGGTCTACCACGACGAGAGGAGAGAGAAAGAACGAGCTTTCCGCGAGCGTGAAGAGGCTATAAACCTAGCCAAACAGGCTATCGAGGAGAACAAACGGCTTAAATCTAGGCTGACTGAAGGCGAGAAAATCTATGCCGATACAGCCAAAGACGCCGCCTCCCGGGCGCTGGAGATGGCAAAAGCTGAGTACAAAGCCGCGTATGACGCTGGTGATGGAGAGGCTCTAGCCGCTGCACAGGTAAAGATTACTGAGGCTACTTTTTCACTAAAACAGGCAAATGACTTTAAACCCACTTTACAAACGCCTGAAAAAGAAGTACAAATACCCCAAAGTAAAACTGAAGCCGCTCCGCTGGAGCCAAAAACCGCAGAGTGGCTTGAGAAGAACCCTTGGTTTGGCAGTCCCAAATATAAGGCGATGTCCAGTTTAGCTTATGGTGTACATGAAGAACTGCTTGACGAGTTTGGGCAGAAATTTAATGGCACCGAAGAGTATTTCCGTCGTATTGACAAAGCAGTACGGCGTTCTTTTCCAGACTACTTCAGAAATGTAGAAGGAGAAGAAGAGGAAGTTGAGGACCAAAAACCTCAACAAACGCGCTCTAAATCTGCGCCAGTAGTTGCTCCGGCTTCAAGAAGTACGGCTCCCAAAAGGGTCAAACTTAGGCAGTCGCAACTTGATGTTGTGAAACGGTTAGGGATCACTCCCGAGCAGTACGCTAAAGAATTTTTGAAACTGGAGAACTAAAATGGCAGAAACTAGATTACAGCGTGAGTTTGATAACCGATCCACTACAGAGCGTCCCAAAGCTTGGATGCCTGCTTCGGCATTACCGGAGCCAGACAAACAACCGGGATACTCGTATCGTTGGATTCGGGTTGCGTCAATGGGTAATGCCGATCCTAAAAACGTATCTTCTAAGATGCGTGAAGGGTGGGAACCTGTTCGGATTGAAGAGCAACCAAAGTTTCAGATGTTAACGGACCCCAATAGTCGCTTTAAGGACAATATTGAGGTTGCCGGATTATTACTCTGCAAGATCCCTACTGAGTTTATGGACCAGCGGAAGGCGTATTACGCCAAGGCTACCAAAGACAATATGGATGCTGTAGATAATACATTCATGAGAGAGAACGATAGTCGGATGCCTCTATTTAAAGAGAAAAGGTCTACGACTTCGTTCGGTAAAGGTAAATAAACTTTTAACGAGGTTAAAAAATGGCATATCCCACCGTATCAGGCCCTTACGGGCTTATTCCGATCAATTTGATCGGCGGTCAGGTGTTTGCTGGTGCTACTCGTCAGATCCCTATCGGTACAGGTGAGGCAACCGCTATTTTCTTTGGCGACGTTGTTAACCTTAATGCCGATGGGAATATCACGAAGTTGACCACCACGGACTCTGGCGCAACTGTTGGTGTTTTCTTAGGTGTCACCTATGTCGATCCGACATTTGGTTTGACTTTCCGTCAGTATTACCCCGGCGGTTTAACAAACTCCACGATGTCTGCCTATGTGCAGGACGACCCGGACGCTTTGTTCAAAGCCGCAGTGTGTGACACTGGCACAACAACTATCAGTTACTTAAACCGTACTGATGTTAATCGTAACGCTGCTTTGGTTCAGAACCCCGGTTCTACGACTACAGGTAACTCTGGTGTAGCCATCAATGATGCTACTAATACCACGACGACCCTGCCAGTTCGTATTATCGACTTTGTTCCTGAGACAGCAATCGCTGGGGAACCCGGTTCTTACACGGAAGTTATCGTGAAATGGAACTTTGGTGTGCACCGGTATTACAACGCCACTGGCGTATAAGGAGCATATTAAATGGCTATTTCCCGCGCACAACTACTGAAGGAACTCCTCCCGGGACTGAACGCTTTGTTTGGTCTTGAGTATGCTCGTTACGGCGAAGAGCATAAAGAGATTTTCGAAACCGAAACCTCTGAGCGTTCCTTCGAAGAAGAAACCAAACTGTCTGGCTTCTCAGCCGCTCCTGTCAAAAACGAAGGTTCTGCCATCGCTTATGACAACGGGCAAGAGGCATGGACTGCTCGCTACAACCACGAAACCATTGCTCTTGGCTTCTCGCTGACGGAAGAGGCAATTGAGGACAACCTCTATGACTCCCTGTCCAGCCGGTATACCAAGGCTTTGGCCCGTGCTATGTCTTACACCAAGCAGACTAAGGCTGCTGCGATCCTGAATAACGGCTTTGACTCGGACTACACCTATGGTGACGGTCAGCCTTTGTTTAGTACTGCGCACCCCCTGATCTCTGGTGGTGTCAACAGCAACGAACCCGCAACTCCTGCTGACCTTTCTGAGACCTCCCTTGAGGCCGCTGTTATTCAGATCGCTGCTTGGACGGACGAGCGTGGCCTGCTGATTGCTGCAAAGCCGCGTAAATTGGTCGTTGCTCCCTCCAATATGTTCGTTGCGACTCGTATTCTTGAGACGGAACTGCGTGTTGGTACGGCTGATAACGACATCAACGCTCTGAAGAGCAATGGTTCGATTCCAGAGGGTTACACAGTTAACCACTTCTTGACCGACCCAGATGCTTGGTTCCTCTGCACAGACGTTCCTAACGGTCTGAAGCACTTCGTTCGTACCCCGATGGCAACATCGATGGACGGCGACTTCGACACCGGTAACGTCCGTTACAAGGCCCGTGAGCGTTATTCGTTCGGTGCTAGTGACCCGCTTGGTGTCTTCGGTTCACCCGGCGCGTAATGTTGTAAGAGGGGGGGTTGCAAAACCCCCCTTTTGTTGTATTCTTTAGGTACTAGGAATTTTTACCGGCACAGACTGACCTAGCAGACTTTGTAGAGACTGCGCCGGGATGTGCTACAACACGAAAGGTCTATCATGGCACGTACTACTTTTTCAGGCCCAGTTCGGGCT